AATGCCAATAACATTAAGACTGCGTAAACTGTTTTTTTCATGTTAACCTTTTATTATTTAGCAATAAATATAGGCTCTAAAGTGCTTATACCGCACTTATACATTAAGTTTACATTAAGAATTGGTTAATGTTAATTTAATATTTCTGCGTCGTGTATGGTCTCACAAAACAAGAAATGAGTTTGATTTCGCAGAGCATGATCTGCCCCACACCATTGCATATACATATGTACATATTTCATGTCAGGTTGATGTTCAAATGTTTTTGCAAAATGGTGTATAGGCTTTTGATCAAGTATTATGTATGCTTCTCCGTTATGTGAATATACTGGTCTTCTCATTACATCATTGGAGGCATAGCTGTTTGTATGTCTTCGTTGTTTTCATCTACTACAACACATTCTGTCATTAATAACATGGAGGCAACTGACACTGCATTTTCAATTGCTGTTCTAGTTACTTTGGTTGGGTCAATGATTCCTGATTCAATCATGTTGCATGGACCACCACGTCTAGCATCGTATCCGTCTGATTTGCCTAGAGTCTGCCATATGACATTTCCATCTAGTCCAGCATTCGACATAATAGTATTGAATGGTGCTTTAAGTGCTTCTAACACTATATCTCTGCCCCACGATTCGTCTTTATTATCGAAATTTTCAGAAAATGAACTAGCCTTGAAATAACTTCTCAATGCAACTCCACCTCCTGGAACAATTCCTTCTTCAACCGCCGCTCTTGTTGCTGCCAAGGCATCATCTACCCTATCCTTCTTCTCTTTCATTTCGACCTCAGTAGGTGCACCAATATACAATACTGCTACTCCTCCTGATAGTTTAGCCAAACGCTCTTGTAGCTTTTGTTTTTCATAATCAGATTGACAAGATTCAATTTGAGCTTTTATCTGCATGACTCGCTCTTGTATGACTTTGGCTTCTCCTTTGCCATTAATCACAGTAGTCTTGTCTTTGTCGATTTCAACTTTCTCTGCCGTACCAAGCATTGACATAGCTTCTTCATGATCTAAATCAATTCCCATTTGTTCACTGAACACGGTACCTCCGGTAAGCATAGCTAAGTCTTGTAGTTGTTCGCTTCTAGACTCTCCGAAGCCTGGAGCTTTGACTGCTGCTACTTTTATTGAAGCCCGTACTCTGTTAACTACTAATGTGGATAATGCATCACCGTCTACATCTTCTGCTACGATAAGCAAAGAACGTCCTTGTTGCACTACCGGCTCTAGGATTGGTACTAGTTGTTTCATTGATGAAATTTTCTTGTCTACTAACAATATCAATGGATTATCCATTTCTGTGATCATCTTCTCGGTATTGGTCACAAAATAAGGAGACAGATATCCTCTGTCAAACTGCATACCTTCAACTGTTTTAACTTCAGTATCAGTTCCTTTGGCTTCTTCAACAGTAATGACACCGTCTTTGCCTACTACTTTCATGGCTTCTGATATTAGATTGCCTATGGCATCATCATTGTTTGCAGAGATAGTAGCAATTTGTTTTATCTTTTCTGGGTCTGTTCCAATTGTAATGGATTGTTCTTTGAGATGTTTAACAACTTGTTCTACCGTTTTATCCATTCCTCGTTTGAGGTCTATAGGATTTGCTCCAGCTGCAATGCTTTTCATACCAGCATTCACGATAGCCTGTGCTAAAACTGTAGCAGTAGTTGTACCATCTCCAGAAAAAGTATCACTTTCTATTTGGCCAATATCAGCTACGTTTATAACAGTAGTCAAACTCATCACTTCTACACTAAAAGTATTCTGTGGAGCTGTAGTAAATGTTATTGTGCTTCCAGAAACACTGTATTCACTTTTTTCTTGATACACCCCTTGTACAAAAACAAAAGTAGTGCTCTCTGACCTTGGCGAAGCCGACAAAGTAAAACTTGTTTGCGAACCATCTCCAGTAAACTGATCTACAATAAGAGAACTTGCGTTTTCAGGCTGAATAGAAGCATAACTAATTATCTCTACTGTTGTTCCATTTGGTGGTTCATTACCAGTGCCGAATGTTAACGTAGACCCGCTAACACTAAAAGTACTTTTTTCTTGATAAACACCATCAATATATACAGACACGTTATTTTCATCTGTTATTGATTGACCTATAGCAAAAGCTAATGTGTTACCATCAGCAGAGTGTGTTTGTCTTGCTACAGAAGAGCTACCGCTCCCGCTTGACCCCGCAATAGCGCCCCAACTGGTTGTATAACCTTCAAATTGATTATCATCTGTGTTATACCTAAACATACCCGCCACAGGCGAACCTGGTCTTTGTGCGGTTGTTCCTGCTGGCATTTCTACTGCATCTGCAGTGTCAAAATGTGTTTTAGATAAATGCCGTATAGCCATATTAGTCTATTTTTGTAACTAATACTCTAATGTCATTTGATGCAGGCGGTGTTGCAAATGTTATTGTAGCTGTATTTACAGTTGGTCTTACAACATCCGCATAAACCGTGTCATATGTACTATTATCGTAAAGTTGTATAATTACATCTCTTGAATTTAAATTGTGTGTAACAGTAATCGCAGTACTAACACCATCGCCAATTGAGCCGCTAAAACTTCTTGCGGCTAGATTTGAAGGTGTTATTGCTTTTGTTGTATCTGTTCCAGCTAACGCTTCGGCATCTGTTGCAAGCTCAACAACGCCTTTTACAGTTGTAGTTGCGTCAGATGTGGCAAGATCTGTATAAGTTGAACCGTCATTTGTAAATTGCCAATTGTCGGTTGTTTCATTCCATCTAATAGCTACATTAGTAGAATCTCCTCTTTCAATTTCAATACCAGCATTTTCAGTGGGTGTTCCTGTAGCATTGTCGTTTAATACAATAATATTATCATCCACAGATAATGTTTCTGTATTAATTACAGTTTGAGTTCCAGAAACAATTAAATTACCATCTACGGTAACATTACCTGAAAACTGTACCGTATCGCCTGCGTCAGTACCTACAGTTATAGTTTCATCCGCTGTACCACTGGTTGATTCTAAATTGGCTAATAAAGATAAAAGTTTTGCATTATCTACAAAACCATCAACGAAGTCATATATTTGATCTCCTGTTGCTAAACCTGTACCTCCATTAGTTACAGCGGCAGTAGTTACTGCAATACTAGGATTAGGCCCAGCTGAATCAGTTATAGTTAATATATTGCTACTAGTTGTTTGAACGCTTTTAATATCACCTGATGCATCGTTCCAGTTAGCCCCATCATAAAAATACAACTTATTATCAGTTGAATTATAATAGATCTGACCTTCTTGTGGATTTGAAGGTGCAGTAGCTAATACATGCACTTTAGCATTCTGTAGCTCGTTCTTGTTTAAGTCTATCGACGATAAATATTTTACTGCCATTTTTTTTAGTTTAAGTATGCTTTTCCTGAAAAGGAAGATTCAAACGTTAATGTTAATGATATCGGGCTTACATACAAGACTTCACCTATAACTACATTGCCAGAACTGTCAACAACTGTAACGCTGGGGAACTTATTAAGTTCGTGTGTAACATTCCAAGTCGTAGCGGGAGTATCTTGATTAAATATTGTTGTTGCAGATACAATAGTAATATTTTCTTCAAAAAACTGCGTTAAAGAAGATAAAGCAAAATTTGCAGTTGCTCCTGAATTATTAGTATCTGAACCTAATAATAAATCATTATTTGATAGATTCGCGTCTTTAGTATAAGTTTGTATTCTTGCCATTATTTTTTATTTGGTAAGTTGACGCCAATCTTATCAGCTGTTCGAGCACCGAAGTAACCACAAAGAACCCACGTAAGCAAACTAGCTGTATCCTCAGTTGGTAATCCCATATACCATCCACCAACATAAGAACAAACTAACACTGTTAAAGTTAATGGTCTTACGTTGCGAGCTAACCAACTTTGTGAATTACTATCAGCGACCCAGCGTCTTGTTACGCCGTCTATCTCAGCTCTTTCTAATCTAAGCTTTTCTAAAGCAACCGCTTTATCAGCATCAGACATTTCCGAGCCGCCAATAATAGCCTCAATAACATTTCCCACAACGGAATCACCAGCAATTTTCTGGGCAACGTGTGGGATTTTGTTTAAAAGAAATTGACCAACTTGTGTGTCTTTAAATTTCTTTTTAGCTTTTGACATCTTACTTTTTAATTAAATCTTTGATTTCGCCCTTAAGCTCTTCAAATTTACTTTCAATTAAATCTGGAATACCATCATTGTCAGCGTCTTTGATTCCAAACTTTTTTGTTTTTGTTGCAACAATAATTCCTACTGAAATTAAAAGTGCAATTGATAAAATAATAACTAAAATTTCCATATTTATATATTTATTGATTAACTATCGGTGTCTACTACAGCACCATTTTCTTCTTGCAGCTCTGCCTCTTTCACCTGTCCAGCTTCTAGATCTGCTACAAAAAGCTTTTTGCCTTTTATAAGCTTTTGTACCTACTTTTACTTTACAGTTAGTTACTGCAGTTTTTAGCTTACTACCAGGGTTATCTCTTCTGTATTTAGCAACTCCTTTAGCGGTCATACCACCCCCAGCTTTAGCTCCTTCGCCTCCGCCTTTTTTAACCTCGGCATAATAACCTAATGATTTTTTCCTAGACGGTGCTGATGATTTTTTGAAAACAGCAGGATTATGTGTAGAAGCTGTTTTTACTCTGTTAGTAATAGGTGTAGACATAGCTTACATTTTTTTGTATATAGTTCTTCCGTCTTCTTTTACCGCTTGCAGAATATTTCCGCGATTCCCAGCAGTATTATAGCTGACGTGAACCCAATTAGGATTGTGCTCATCACCAAATTCCCATATTAATTGGTCAAACTCTAAATTATCTTTTATGTATTCAAACATTTCTTTATTAGTTGCATTACCTAGTACATCGTCAATATCAATTGCTTGACCTAAACAATGCTGCGAGCGGGTACTGCCTCCAATTGCTTTATTCAATTCTGGTGATCGGTAAAAGCTTGTTATATATATTGGCCCTCCTACGTGTTCACGAAGAGGTTCAAATATATTTTCTGCTAAAGCTTGCATTTGAATTAAAGTATCGTTATCAGGAAAATTTTCAATTCCTAATCTATTTGCTGTATTTGATTTAGTTGCCTCTTTTAGGCTAATATGCTTGCTTATCATTATATTTTATTATTTTCCGCAACCACAATCTGATTTACCAGAAACAGGCTTTTTAACAGATTCGTATGTTGCTGTTGATTTGGCTTTTGTTGCATGTACCTTTTGAGTAATTGGTATTGCTGTTGGTCCTGACATTCCCATAATTATTTTTTTAGTTGTTTTTTATATGCTTCAGCTTCCCACGCTAACTTAGGAAACCCCTCTTTCATTCCTTTTCTTGGATATTTTTTACCTTGCCAATATATATTTTCATCATCATAACTAAGATCTTTTCTTAGTATTTGATCTCTATGAACTTTTTCGTGACTTAAAGCTATTTTTTGTTGAACAGGCGATAGATCTTTATTAATATGAATAGTTCCATCATTTAAAGTAGCACCATGAACACCTTTAGGCATTTTAACTTTCTCTACAATACCATTAGACATTATGATATTATGAACGGAATTTTTCATTTTAAAACTCATCTTTCAATATCTTTATTCATATCTTCAATAGCTTTGTTATACACTTTATCAGTATAACTATTGTTCTTATTAAATATACTTCTTTTAGAACCAGGTAAATCTTCTTGGCCCAACATTATTCTGTACATGCGCATTATTAAATGCTTACATTTAGTTGATACTTTATATACTGTATACTTTATTGTTGTTCTATTTCTATAAGCATATACATCTATCCAACCCGCGGATCTTAGACGTTCCCATCTATTTTTATCCCAAGAATATATATAAGTACCTTTTATATAATCATTACGTGTAAAATTACCAAGACAATCAAAATGTATTAGTAATTCTATATCTGCGTCATTTAAAGAATAAGTCTTACAGGCCCATTTGCGAACGAGCCTGTAATATTTTAATAAACCTATTCTTCTTAAATCATCTGGTTCAATTCTCATAAGACAACAACAACGTCTTGTTCTTTTATTACCAGATAATAATTATCTTCAAATTGTACACCGTATCCAGAATGTCTATCGTAGTAAATTGTATCGTCTTGCTTTAAAGCTTTTACATTAGCCCCTGCTGACACTATTTTAGCTTTTCTATACCTAATATCATCATTATGCTTTTCGGTTAGAATAAGGCCAGATTCTGTTGGTTTTGGATCTTCTTTGATAGGATCAATTATAATAAAATGATTTACTGCTTTCATTGCTCTCGTACGTTTGAAATTACACAATCAGCAGACATAATAGTTGTAGCAACTGATGCTGCATTTTTTAATGCTGTTTTTGTAACAAGCACGGGATCAATAATACCAGCAGAAATCATTCTAACTAGTTTTCCGGTAACTACGTCAATACCTTTGCCCTTGTTTATATTTTCGGGAGGTTGAATTCCACCGTTTTCAAGGATTTTGTTAAAGGGTGCTTTGATAGATTCGAGGAGCAACTTTTCTCCAGGGCACTTAGGGTCAATAGCATTAGCAGCATTAATAAGAGCAACACCAGCTCCAGGGACAATACCCTCTTTAAGTGCAGCTTTAACCGCATAAATAGCATCTTCAACACGATCTTTCTTTTCTTTTAATTCAACTTTACTGTTAGCACCTACATAAATAATACCAACAGCCCCTGAAAGCATCGCTTTCCTATCATTTAATTTTTTAAGCAAATAAGGATTTTTTTCTTCTTTAATCTGTTTTTCAATTGTTTCTATTCTATCCTCAGTTGCTTTATTTATTTCTTCAGTAGTTATTACAGTATCTTTATCATCTGTTACTACCTTCAAAGCTTCACCTAAAAATGATTCATCAATTAGATCTAAATCATCTCCTAGTTCTTCGCTTACTACTTTAGCTCCTGTTATAGCTGCTAGGTCATCTAACATGTCTCTTGTTAGCGTTGAAAACCCAGGTGCATCTACAACATTGACTTTTATATTTCCTTTTGCTTTATTCATTATTAGAGCGGACATTGGTTGCGGACCAACATTACCTATAATAAGAATAGAGCGTTTATTTTTTATAGCGTATTCTAATACATTTTGTATTTTACGTATTGACTCAATTTCTGTCTCTGTAATTAAAACGACAGGGTTTTCTAAAATAGCCTTACCCTTTTCTTTATCTGTAATTAGGTGTGGAGATTTTAATCCTGAATCAAACTTAACGCCATCAACGATATCTGTATATGTTATATCATCTTCAGACTCTTCCATTAGCACTACACCGTCTTTACCAACTTTAGCATAGGCATCTGCAATTATCTTTCCTAACTCCAAATCGTTATTTGTGGATATATTAGCAACATGCGTAAGCATTTTGTCTTTAACAGGTATTGCTGCTTTGTCTAAATACTTTATTACTTTTTCTACTGCGTTATTTATACCGCTTTTGACGCCCCTTAGGTTTGTCAAATTGCTTTTTGTATATTGATCAAGTATGGAGTGAGCGAGGACAGTCGAGGTTGTCGTACCGTCCCCGGCTTCTTTGACTGTTTTTTGAGCTGCCTCTTTAATGAGGGTTGCGCCGATATTTTCGACAGGATCCATAAGGATTACGCTATTTGCAACAGTTACTCCGTCTTTTGTAACGATTGGTCTACCCAATCCGTCTTCATAAATAACACATTTGCCTGAAGCCCCTAGTGTAGAGGATACAGCTTTATTAAGCTTTTCAACTCCAGACATAATTTTACTTTTAGCTTGATCGCTAAAGTTTAGATCTTTAACAATCTCGCTTGGTGCATTAAATTCCATTTAATTAAATTTTAGTAATATTATTTAAAAGTTTTAACTACTTTAGGCCCGTCAAAAAATGCTAGCCGTTTTCTATAATGGTCAATTGAAGTGTTTATTGATGCTTCAGCAGATTCAATTGTTTCTCGTCTTGTTGAATCAATCCATTCACAGTCTTCATCTTTGCATCCGTATGCTTTATACTCTGCTTGATAATAACCATTAGGTAGTTGTACAATTCGCCAATTTGATTTGGTAGCAATATGCTCCCATAATTTTTTGTCTTTTTCACTTGGCTTGTTTTGGTTGTTGGTGCTACTAGTGGTGTAGCGGTAAAAATAAGTCATAGTTTTGGTTTTAAGGTTAATAAACTTATTGGTTCAATTATTATATTACATTTATTTCATTGTCTTTAACACCCATTTAGTGGAGAGCAATCCACCGCGGCGCTGCAACAATAATACCCGCCGTTTGATGAGTATTTATGGTAATAGCCGGTTTTACTAGCTCTTATGGGACCAGCATATTGTTGATATGTTTGACCATTACAAAAGCACGCTGCAGAAAGAGTAACATACTGTGTTTGGTTGCCTGATATTGTTTTTGTTGTTTGGCCAGCGCCCCAATGTAATGGGCTGCCAGGTGTATGTAAAGTAAACCCGTCAGCGTTGGTTACCTGCATGTATATTTGTGACCCCCCATCAGGAATATTACCCCAAGTAGTACCCATATTAAAAACTACAGGATTCGTGCTTAAGTTAGAGTAATTTAAACCTGATACGCTTGCACTAAGACTTAATTGATCCTGGTTTATAAAAGTTCCTGTAAAAGTAATAGTAGCGGTTAAACCACTTATGGCTACGCTACCTGAAATATTTGCAGCACCAGAAATACTAACAGTGCCTGTAGTATCTGTCCAATATTGGCTAGATGCAATTGATGTAGAGGTTGTTACTGTAAAAGTTGACCCTACTTCTCCTGTTACAGAAACGTTAGGCCAAGTAAGACTTGGCGACGATTGGGATATACTAGTAAAAGCTACCGTGCTCTCACTAGAACCTTGTGGCTTTATTCTTTTGTTTAGCAAACTCATACTATTCTCCAGTTGTAGTTTCTAGATTAGAAGAAGCTGGAGCATCTGTTACTGAAATATTAAAATTAGCAACGTCGGCTTTTTCTGTTAAAGCGTTTATTTGACTTTCTTTTGTATTACAGTTACTTCTAAATTCATCACGCTCTCCTTGAATGTGGTTAGGCACCTCCGCGGCGGTATCTGTTTTTCTAATATAATACCAATCTGTTTCTGCTAGCTTTGCGTTAAGATTATTTTTTAAAGCGATTATAGCTGCAGTCTTCATGTTTTCTAACGAGTCTTCAAAAACTTTATCCGTCACTGGATATGTAAAATTGCTATTATCAGCGTCCCAATAAATATCACCTAGTTGCTGAGTCTTTTCATTGTATTCAGGAATAACAACATCATATAACCCTTCTGCTTGTTGCTCTTCATCTGTTAGCAAATCAAAGCCACCTGCGTAGTGTTTAACATTACCCTGGAACTGAGACGGCGCTGAGCCGTAAGTTTTAATTACTCCGTTTTTATTTATTGCTTTCATATTATGCTGAGGTATCTGGTGTATAAGTTGCTACAGTGTAGTTTACAACCGCTGCGCTAGTATCATCATCCAAACATACAACCTGCATGTGGTTTGATGAGCTACCGTCGTAATCAACCCCACCAACTTTGTTTATTGTATCGGATGTAAAGTTTGTATCTATATTAAGTGTTACACTACCGGTCAAACCATATATATCAACAACCTGCCCGTTTTTCATATTTTGTAAAACAATTGTTGTTAATCCCGTAAGACTAGCAGTAAATTCAAATACGCTTGCTGCCGAAGCATCAAGGTTTATTGTGCCGCTTGTTGCACTGATTTCTGTTCTAGCAGTAAATCTATTTGCAATTTGATCGTGATCAATAACATCATTAGCAATAGTTGTAGCACCAGCTGAATCAATAGTTACATTACCACTCATAGCTACATTCCCGAAGTCTGTGCCGTCGGATATAAGTATATGTCCTGCTGTAGCAGCCGATAAGCTATCGTCGATAAAATCTATTTTTGCCGCAGTAACCGCATCCGCTGATATTGTTGCAACACCTGTACCTGCAATAGTTAAATCACCTGAAACAGCTAAATTACCAAAATCAACTCCATCTGAAATTAAAAGGTCGCCAGCACTAGTAGCTACGGTGTTATCATCAATAAAGCTTATTTTAGCAGCGGTTACAGAATCATTAGCTAGTGTTACAGTTCCTTCATCTCTAAATTCAAAATCACCGTTATTATCAATCGCTAATACTTTATTTGCAGATGGTGAATTAGTTGCTGTAATGTCTGCGGGGGCAATAGAAAAGTTTGCGAACTCCAATCCATCAGTCGCAGAGTTTACTTTTAATATTTGACCTGCTGTTCCGAATGATGCAGGTGTATCACCTAGGGCTAAAAAGTTTACGACGTTAGCCGATAAAGTAGACCATGCTAAATTGCCGGATCCGTCTACAGTTAATACCTGCCCGTTAGTTCCTACAGTCGGCGATAGCTTTGCAGCTGTTACTGCTTGATTATCTATTTGAGCTGTATCTACAGTTGCTAGTTCAGCGAGTGCACCAGCGTTTGTAATATGAGCTATAGTATGCGTGTGATTAGCAGGCGGTACTTTATTAGCGTCTCTACCTGTAACCGTGTCTATATCTTTAAATGCCGCGCCTCCAAAAGTATACGATGCCCAGCTTGAAGAAGCTAGACCACCTGTCATTTCAAATGTAAGCGTATTATTTGATTTAGCTATATTAGATACATAGTAGTTACTAGCAGAGTTAAATGTCCAAGTAAATCCATCGCCACCATCAGACGTTAGTACATAACCAGCAACAGGTGTATTTGTAACATTAAGCTTTGTTTCTGTTACAGCCTGGTCTAATATTTTTTGTTCTGTTACCGCGTTATCAGATATTTCTGTTTGCGATACTTTATTAAGATGCGCAAGAGCACCAAGTTCCGATGCGATATTATCAAAGTCAATACCAGACTCAACCTGTGAAATAATACTGGCTAGCGATAAGAATGCCGCTTCGCCAAAAGTAAATGATTGATTGGTTGCACCGTTTACAGAAAAAGTAAGTATATTACCTGATTTGGTAATACCGTCTAAATAGAAGTTAGCATCTGTAATTGCGGACTGGTCTATCCAGTTAAATCCTCCGCCTCCGTTTGAAGTAAGTATTTGTCCAGAGGTTCCGTTACCTGATACATTAAGATATGTAGAGGTTATATCATTAGCTGAAAGTATATCGCTAACTTGATGCGTGTGATTTGCGGTAGCAAAATATGATGTGTCTTGGAGTGCGGCTGTACCTAAATCTAATGTTATATCAGATGTACCGGTCATGCTAAATGTAATTAGCCCGCTGGAACTATCTATAGTAACTCCGTTTAAGTAAAAGTTTGTATCAACAACAGATTCAGTTTCGGCTAGAAAAACAGCCAATGATCCTATTGTGAATTTTTTGGTTATATTATTGTTATCACCATCCGCTCCGATTAAAAGGTCATTAACCGATATGTTAGTATCCGTGGGATAAGTATGTATTACTGCCATTATACTGTGTTATTTTTTTTCGTTCCTTTACCAAACCCTGATCGGTTTCTACTGGCTGATACAAATGACGAGGTTGTATGATCATAGTCCATACCTTTTATATTCTTGCCATTCTTTTTTGCCTCACGTCTTTTACGTTGGTTTTCGGCCTTCATAGCTCGGCGCCGAGGTGTCATCGCGTATTCTTTATCGCGGACTGCTTTACGACGCCGTGCGTCAGGTGATAATTTCTGTTTAGCCATTTTTGTAAGGGAATCTCTTGTTAAGTGCCTCTTTTCTTTTTTGGCAACCACAAGGAACATTTAATACATCGGATACCTTATTGACTGCAGCTTTGATTCCAGTTGCAGTTGTAACTTTTTCTATGGTATCCCCTAATCCTTTTGACTTGCTCATTATTATTTACTACAGGTCTTTTAAGCTGTCTCTTCCTTGGCTACCTTCGTAGTTAGCTTGTTTCATTCTTCTTTTAGACTCTGATGGAGATGCGAAACCAATTCTTGCCGCTTGATTAATACTAAGCTTTCCGCCAGATGCTTTATATTTATCATACATCTTACGGACCTTAGGATTTTTTACATCAATTCCTTCTTTTACATTTTTTGCATCAGAGCGATTTGGATTCTTTTTTTTACCTGCGCCTGTATCTAGTTTAATTGGTTTACCATATCCACCCATCAACGCGGCGTATTCTTTTTTCATTAGCATACCGCCGTCGACGTCCTGGGTAAAGCCCATTTTTTTAGCTGCTTCTTTACCTTTTTCTGTTTTGACCATTTTCTGCATTCCTTTTTGGTCTGCTTGGATCTGCTTTCTTAATGCAGCCATAGGCTCAGACTTAACGTTCATCTGAAATGGCCCTGGCATTCCACCTGTGTTTTTTTCCATGGTTTTTTAATTATGTTAACATATATGTATACTAATCTATTATTACGTCTAATATTATTTATTTACGATGCTATTATATAAGTGCTGCGCCAGTATGATTTCATCTTCTGTATCAACACATACATCTTGCATTATAAATTTAAATTCAGCTTTCTTTTCTAGTCTTGTTTGATTTGCCGCACACGCAGGCATTAGCAGTGCTACGGCTAGTATTATCTTTTTCATAGTGTTTGTTTGTTTGTGCAATGTGTA